TGTGTGTCAGGGCCAATGTATTGTAAGATGCCGAATGATTGATTATGATGGAAGGGGTGATGGGGAATATAACTCCACCAGTGCTGGCCAAGGGAGCAAGCACATTATTTCTCAATACTCCGCCGTCGTCGTCTCTGCCCGATTCAAAAAATATTGATTGCAATTGACTGTCTGTTGGCAAAACCACTTTGACTCTAAAATCCTGTGCTCCGCTGCGCACGGTCCACTGCGCTGATCCTCGCAGTTTCATGTTGGCTTCTGCGCCCTTGTTAAGACCATTGCCAAACAGCCTGCCCAGTGTGCGATTGAAGATTTTACCACCCACGTTGGACAGCACCTTGCCTATGCCTCCTGTGCTGGAATTTTGTTGCTCGATATTAGGTTGTAAATCCATAAAAAAACTCTTATAATAACAACTGTATTTATAGGCACCATTTTAGGCGTACTTTATAACTAAAAACACCCAAAAAATATTCAAAAAACAAAGGATCTACGAAGATGAAGAAAGTAAATTATCTAAACAATCGTGACTTGCTGTCCGAGATACACAAGAGCAAGAATAGCTATTCTTCTTACGTGAGCACAGATGACAGTCAATATGACATGATCGTGAACGACATCAAAAAAATCAACGGTGCCAATATCTCCCGGGCAAGGAAAATACATGCCAAACGACTCACTGCAGAAGCATGGGAACAAGCCAAAAAGGCAGGCAACAAACGAATCAAGATGAGTGATTATGAAGTATCTCCAAGGAAAGTTAAAAAGACAGATCTAGTGTTTCGAGTGATGACATTTGATCACATCACCACAGACAGCGAGAGAAAGAAGAATCCCAAGACCAGGGCGGATCATCACACCAAGGTCAACTTTCCACCTTTCCAACACTATAGAATAAACGACAAGGGACAACTGATCTGCGTGGGCAAGAGCCACTGGGTGGGCGGCATGAGCAATGGACGCTTCTCCAATGATCACGGCAAGATCACTGCGACGTTGGCCCACATGTTTCTGAAACTAGCGGAGAGATACAGCCAGAGGAGCAACTGGCGAGGTTATACCTATGTGGACGAGATGCGTTCCCAAGCACTGGTGCAATTGAGCCAGATCGGGTTGCAATTTGACGAATCCAAATCTGAAAATCCCTTCGCCTACTACACGGCGGCTATAACAAACTCGTTTACCAGGATACTTAACATCGAAAAGAAAAATCAAAATATTCGTGATGACATACTGGAGATGAACGAGATGATGCCCAGCTATACCCGGCAGGCCAAGAACGAGAGCGAGACTCCGCAGGCCAAGCGTCGACAAAAAGAGCTGCAAGGGCCAGTGAAAGTCTACAGCAAGGCCGCTATCAAGGAAATGAACCGACAGTTGAAGGCATCTGGCAAACTATCACTTGCAACAGAGGACAAAATAAAATAATATCCAACTATGGCATTTTTTAAAAAGGTCGCTTGCTTCACTGACATACATTTTGGATTGAAGGGCAACAGCCGGGTCCACAACGACGACGGAGAGGCATTCTGCTACTGGTTCATCGAGCAAGCGAAGGCGCATGGCTGTGAGACCTGCATATTCCTGGGAGATTGGCATCACCACAGAAGCGCCACTAATGTCAGCACCATGAACTACACGGTCAGCAACATGGAGAGGCTGGGCCAGGCATTTGAGCGAGTCTATGTCATGATGGGCAACCACGACCTATTCTACAGAGACAAGAGGGAAATAAACAGCATGGAATACTGCAGGAACATTCCCAACATAAAGATCGTCAATGACTGGGTATTGGCAGATGATGTGGCTATAGTGCCGTGGATAGTACAGGACGAGTGGCGTCAGATAAGAGATCTGAAACAGAGATACATCTTTGGACATTTTGAACTGCCATATTTCAAGATGAACGCCATGGTGGACATGCCAGACGTGGGCACAATCAAGGCAGAACACTTCGTGAATCAGGAATATGTGTTCACAGGACATTTCCACAAGAGGCAGATCAGAGACAACATACACTACATCGGCAACGCGTTCCCCCACAACTATGCGGACGCGGGAGACGACGAGCGCGGCATGATGGTGTTGGAATATGGTGGACAGCCAAAATACATCAACTATCCCAACATGCCAAAATACAGGAATGTGAAGATATCACAGCTGTTGTCCGATGCTGACAGCATATTGGCATCGCGGATGTATGTGCGTGTGGGTTTGGACATCAAGATTTCCTATGAGGAAGCCAATTTCATCAGGGAGACATTCATGGAAAAATATCAATTGAGGGAACTGCAATTGATACCTGAACAGCTTAATCAAGCAGATCAACCAATGGTAAACGTGGAAAAATTTGACAGCGTGGATCAGATCGTGATCAAGCAATTGGAAGCAGTGGATTCACAGACCTATGATAAAAAAATACTGATGGCAATTTACAACAACTTAGATGTTAACAATTAGAGATCTCACAGTAAAGAACTTCATGAGCGTGGGCAACCACACGCAGGCCGTGAGTTTTGACGGCAAGCACCTGGTGCTGGTCATCGGCGAGAACATGGATCTGGGCGGTGACGACGCGGGGGCTAGAAATGGCACTGGCAAGACCACCATCATAAATGCTATCAGCTACGTGTTCTTTGGCGAGGCATTGACGCAGATAAGAAGAGACAACCTGGTGAACAAGACGAATAACAAGGACATGTTGGTCACTGTGAATTTCGAGAAGAATGGAGTCAACTACAAGATCGAGCGAGGCCGGAAACCACAGATATTGAAATTCTTCATCAATGAGGTAGAACAAAACTCCGGGGCAGACGGCACGGACGACAACAACGAGGCTCAGGGAGAGAACAAGGAGACCCAGGAAGAGATCAATAGACTATTGGGCATGACCCATGCCATGTTCAAGAACATCATAGCACTCAACACCTATACGCAGCCGTTCCTGGCGACCAAACAGGCGGAGCAGCGGGAGATCATAGAACAATTATTAGGCATCACCCTGTTGAGCGAGAAGGCAGAGCTGCTGAAAGAGCAGATGCGAGTGACCAAACTGGAATTGGCCGAAGAAAAAATGCGATTGGATGCCATCCTGGCCAGCAACAAGAAAGTTGAAGAGTCTATCAAAACATTCGAACTGAGGAGCATTGCGTGGCAAACACAGAAAAACCAAGACATCACCAAATTTGAATCTGCCATAGAAGAACTGGAGAGAGTGGATATCCAAACCGAATTAGATAGCCACAAACGCTTGGCCAAACACACAGATGATTCCAAGACTCTGAGGAATTTGGAAAAAGAGAAGAGCTATCACGAAGACTCTTTGACCAAGGCCACCAGACAGAAAGAACAGACTGTGAAGGATCTGGAGTACGCTGAGAAGGCCACGTGCCCCACCTGCGAACAAGACCTGCACGGGGACAAGCACGAGCATCTCGTCGACAAGCTCAAAACGGATCTCACGGAGCAGACACATTATGAGCACACGTTATCTACAAAACTGACAGAGATACAAAATGACATCACGGCCATCGGAGATCTGGGATCCGTGCCGGACACCTATTATGACAGCATCGACGAAGCATACAATCACAAGAGCTCTGTGGAGGATCTCAAAAGGCAGCTGGATCAGACCGTTGCCAAAGAAAATCCATACCAAGAACAGATCGACGAGTTAACAACAAGCGCTGTGCAGAAAGTGGATTATGTAAAGGCCAACGAGATGGAGGACCTTTTCAAACATCAAGAATTCTTGTATAAACTATTGACCGCCAAGGATTCATTCATTAGAACAAGGATCATAGAGCAGAACTTGACCTATCTCAATCAACGATTGGCATTTTATCTCGCACAGGTTAAATTACCACACACGGTGGTATTCTTGTCTGATCTCAATGTGAGGATCGAAGAGCTGGGCAGGGAGTTGGATTTTGATAACCTCAGCAGGGGAGAGAGAAATCGATTGATACTGAGCCTGAGCTGGGCGTTCCGTGACGTGTGGGAAGGACTTTACCAGCACATCAACCTGCTATTCATTGATGAATTAATCGATGCCGGCATGGATACATCTGGCGTGGAGAGCTCCATGGCAGTCTTGAAAGAGATGAGCAGGACGCAGTCCAAGAACATATTCTTGATATCACACAAGGACGAGTTGATATCCAGAGTGAACTCTGTGTTGAAAGTGGTAAAAGAAAATGGTTTTACCAGTTATGCCAATGACGTGGACATTGTCATTTAGGTATTGACTAACGCTTTTTTACAGCATACAATACAGATGTATTAATTAATACAACAAAGGAGAATACATGTCAAATACACATGAATCGATCATGGCCTCTATTCAGACCTATTCTGAAGAGAACCAAAAGTTCACCGAAAAAGGTATCAAAGCTTCGGGAACCCGAGCGAGAAAAGCTCTTGCCGAATTAGGAAAACTAGTAAAAGCAAGAAGAAAAGAAATCCAAGAAACTAAAAACGCTGAGAAGAACGCAGCAGCCTAGTTAAAACCTTTGGAATTTAAAAAGCCTGTGCATACCAATGTGCAGGCTTTTTTTATGATGGGATCATAATTCTTTATCAATGATCAGTGATCCATGCACTCGCACGCGGATGTGTCCATTGTAGTATCGATCAGACTCCAAAACTTTCCTGGCAAACTGTTCACGGGCCTCCACATAATTCAATTCTGCTTTGCTCCTGCAATAGAAAAGTATTTCTCTCCGAAATCGATCTTTGCCCAAAGCTTCTATGTCTCGCTCCAGCTGATCACTGCTGCCGTAGTAGTCTTGCCAGTCGCTGTCCACAGCGCCGCGAATTTTTTTGCGCACTTTTTTTCCGTTTTTTTGCGTGTGCATCTTGTATCGCGTAGTCTTGAATCTAGACAGCTTCTTGCCCACATACATGCGACCATTCTCCATGTTGGTAATGAGATATACGAACCCCACACAATCATTTGTAATTCGGTCACTGGCTGGTTTCTGTAGATCCACTGCATGTGCGTATTTAAACTCAAGAATCACTTGAGAATAATATACGCATATTATATACACATGACACAGGCATCTTAAAATCAAAAAAAAAAATACAATAGGCTCTATAGCGTCCTTGGTAAAACAGTGAACTACTCCCATGCAGGTGGGCGGCGAATCACTTGACGCGACAGGCAAAAAGGATGGAGCTCTGGGAAACAGATCCAACTCCAGGTCCAGGTGGGATCATCATGCAGAGACCACATGGATTCGCGTTGTAATGAATGAGCTAACGGGTACAGCACAACCGCCCGGCGACAGCAGCGATGTATGGTGACTGCGAACTCAGCACATATGCAGGGTCGGTCGATTCGGCTAGCGATAGCCGAATTGTGACTGCTCATCTAGCACATAAGGCGCACGATGCTGTCGCATCGCGCTTGGCAATCACTGCAGCAGGACTAGGAAAGGAAACGAGCGCAAGCGAAGTTTCAGATGTGCGCAGCACATCTCGCAGGGCACAACTGTTAAAAGAATGGCTGCCCGGTTTTCTTGGTGACGTCCAGATTGTCCTTGACTATGCGGGACACTATGTCGCGATCCGCGGGGCTCAGCGCCAGCGCTTCCTGATAGGTAACTCCACCGCGCATGTACCAACAGATCTTGAACAGCTCGTGCTTGATGCTCTTGCCTTCAGTCTCGAGGTCCTTGAGATATCTTATGAGGTCAGATTCCGAGAGCGATAATAATTTTATACGAAAAAATTTGCGTTGTCGAACGTGATGGGCACTTCGTAGTTGGCGGGCGCGCCGGCCTTGATCTGCTCTTCCGTGGCCTTGACCCTGACGGGCTTGATGGAACCCTGCTGGCGGATGTTGCCCAGTTTGTTTTCCAGTTCTCTGATGACCCTGGCATCTGCGTTCTTGATGAAGTCTAGTATGGCAGTTCTGTCGGTCACCGTCTCTCCCGTGGGCAGCTGGATACGTTGGATGTTGTTGATCAGCAGCTCCACATTGAGATCGCTCAGCACCCGGAAACTCTCCGTGAAACGCTTGGTCTTTTCTTCCGCGCTGAGATTGCTCTGAGACACCTGCGCATAGATCCTCTGTTGTTCAAATGTTTTCAGCTGTGCATCTGTGATCTGTTTGTAGGTCAGCGGAGCGATGTGCAATTTCAATCCATCCTGCAGCTCACAGTGATCTGTGATCTTATCCTGCCGTATGATTTCCAACATCTGTGGCAGGTTCACAGTGTGTGTCTGTGTTTGATTGGTGCCCGGGACTCCTGCCGTGATGTCCATGGTCTCTCCATAGCTGGCTATACGGATGGCAATCAGCACTGTGTCTATGTCGTGATTGACCAGTTGCCATGGATCCTGTATGGTGGGAATGCAACTTTTGATCACATCCACCGTGGCCTGGCCGTTCATCATGCTGTCCGGCGTGCGGAAGGCCAGTTCATCCATCGCAGTCATGGGCAGCACAGGGTGTTCTCCCGTGACGGTCTTCTGCACCACTGTTTCAGCATAGTTTTTTTCACCGCTGGGCAAGCGTATGCTGATCTGCGGCTGCCTGTAGTAGCGTTTTAATGGGTTGGTGTTTTCTGTCATTTTTATATTCTATAAATATACATTATATTAATGTGCTTGTCACTATTTATATGAGCATATTTTAGGGGTTTTTACGCATGGATGAACAGGAACTGCAGCGGCTACTGGCCAAATATAACCAAGATTTAGTCAAAGAAATCACTAGGCTTATCAACGAATTACGCAAGGCGCCAATCCTCAGCGCATCTCAAGTCAAACGAGTCAACGATGAGTTCAAAAATTTAACCAAAAGATTGAACCTAAATGCCAGGGACGAAAAAGTATTAAACGATCTCACAAACAAGTTGATAGATGCAAAAGAAAAAGAGATCGAGGCAACCAAAGGATTAAACAATAAATTTTACAGCTTATTTAGACAGCTGGGATTGAACGAAACTGCAGCTCAGAAACAAGCAGACAATGCCACCGGTGCCGCTGATGTTTTAGAAAAATTAGGCAAAGCCGCATATGCAGGCAAGGGTTCTATCACAGAATTCACCAGTGCTTTCAAAGATAGGCTCGGCCTCATAGGCATCGGTTTACAAAATTTTGGTAATTTTGCTGACACCTCACTGGACGCATTCCGCACGCTGTCCAATGTGGGGGCATCATTTGGACAGAATTTATTCACGCTGAGAGAAACTGCTGCCAGCGCGGCTCTGCCACTGCAGGATTTTGTGAGATTGATTTCTCGCAACAGTGAAGGCCTGGCAGCCCTTTATGGTAGTAGCACCCTGGGAGCAAAAAGATTTTCTCAACTCAGCGAACAGTTTAGAAGAACCAGTATCGAACGTTTAGGACCACTGGGATTCACAGTGGATGAGTTGAATGATGTGTTGCTGGCCACGTTAAACTTACAAAGAAGAACAGGTACTTTTGTTGCAGATTCAACGCAGGATCAAATAAAATCAGCTGAAAGTTTAGGAACAGAACTGGACAAACTTTCCAAACTGACAGGACAACAGAGAACCACACTGGCCAAACAGTTAGAATCTCAGCTGACCAACGAAAGATTCACAGCATTCCTAGGCACAGTTAGCAAAGAGACCGGACAGAGACTGAGTGCGTTTGCGGCTTCTATCGGTGAATTGTCCCCAGGATTGAAAGAAGGCTTCCAAGATTTGATTGCTAACTCCGGGGCTCCGGTCACCGAGTCTGCAAGAATGTTGGTGCAGAACATACCAGAGGCCAGCGGCATTATTCAACAGTTAACCGCCGGAACCCTAGACTCTGCACAGGCCATGATAATGTTGAGAGACGCTGCTAAGAGATCCAACATAGCATTGGCAGGCGTGGCAGTGACCGGACAGGTGGCTTTTGCGAGGCAATTCAGCGCGGTTAACCAACTTGCCTCAGCCGAACTAAATCTAAAAGCAGTTACCGAAGAACAGAGAGCAGAACAGGATAAAGCCACTAAATCTCTCGCACTGTTTGAAGATTCCTCCAAGAGACTCAGCTCCAGTTTCCAATCCATCGAAACGGGATTTTACACAACATTAGGAAATTTTATAGGAACCACAGGCAACCAACTTAACAATGGTGTCAAATCTCTAGCAGATGGAATCAACGGCTTGAGTAATGGTACCAAAGCTATGCTGTACATGGGCAAAACCATTGGGGGATTTTTACTAGACAAGGGAGGACAAATAGCCACACACGCTATGGGTACTTATGCTGGTATAAGAATGGCCGGTGGCCTGGGCGGAGGATTGGGCGGAGGAGCCGGCGGCATGGGTGGCAAATTAGGTGGAGCAGCCAGAGTAGCAGGTGGCGTGGGGATTGGCCTCGCGGGAGTCGGTATAGGATCTGCCATGGCAGCCTCGTCGGAGTCAGATGCGGGCAAACTGTTGGGCATTGGCACCAGTGCTGCCAGCGGCGCCCTGGCAGGAGCATCAATTGGCAGTATAATTCCGGGTATAGGCACAGCGATTGGCGGTGTAATTGGAGCGATATTGGGAGCATCGGCGGGCATGGCCTCTCTGCAACCACCAGAGAAGCGCGCCACGGGCACCCTGGGCGAAACAGGTTTACCATTTGAACCCAAAACCAGCATGTTGCAAGTGGAATCAGGTGAGAGGGTATTAAATCGGCAGGAAACACAGGAATACAACAAGGAAGGACAGAGCGCTGCTGCTCAGTATGCAATGCTGACGTCACAAATGACACAGTACAACATGACTGCAAAGGAGACACTGGAGCTGCAAAAAGCCAACAACAAAGCATTAAATACCTTGGTAAGCATTAATGCAGCCACCGAGAAGAATACCAAAAAAACTTCCAAAGTGGTTGATAAAGTGGGGCCTTCTATAATATAATGATGTATAAAATATGAGCTGGAAAAAATATTTCAAAGAACCCAATCTAAGCCCCATCAGTGGGGAAAGGACTCCCAATTTTGCCAAAAGAAATTATTCATCCTATCTGCCCGACGTGTACACGGGGCATCCAAACAGGATACAGAGATACTTTCAATATGATCAAATGGACAACGACTCCGAGATCAATGCAGCGTTGGACATACTCGCAGAATTTTGCACGCAGGGCAATGATGAGAACGAAACACCATTCGATCTGATATTCAAGGACGATGTCACAGAGACCGAAGTAAAATTATTAAAGAAAGCACTGCAACAGTGGACGAAAAGCAACAGGTTCGGCAGGAGAATATTCCGTATTTTTAGGAACTGCTTGAAATATGGTGACTGTTTCTTCGTGAGAGATACTGAGACCAACAAATGGTTGTACATGGATCCTGCCAAGATCGACAGGATCATAGTGAATGAATCGGAAGGCAAGGTTCCAGAACAGTATATCATCAGAGACATCAACCCCAATTTACAAAAATTATCTGCCACACAGATCACGCCAAATCAACTGTATGGTGGCACCACAGGTGGGCCATACAATCAGAACTACATGGGCACAGGGCAGGGCATGAGCATGAGCTACCCCACCGGCGGCAGCGGAGGCAGGTTCTACAGAACCATGAATCAGTATGCGATCAATGCCGAGCACGTGGTGCACATGAGTCTGTCAGATGGCATGGACAATCTATTCCCGTTTGGTCAATCCGTGCTGGAACAGGTATTCAAGGTCTACAAGCAGAAAGAACTGTTAGAAGACGCTATCATCATTTATCGAGTGCAGAGGGCACCAGAACGAAGAGTGTTCTATATAGATGTTGGCAACATGCCAACCCACCTGGCGATGCAATTCGTGGAGAGAGTAAAAAATGAGATCAATCAGAGAAGAATACCCAGCACCACGGGAGGCATGAGCTATATCGACGCCACATACAACCCCATGAGCATCAACGAGGACTACTTCTTCCCACAGACAGCGGAAGGAAGAGGATCAAAGGTTGACACACTGCCCGGCGGTACCAACCTGGGAGAGATAGATGACCTTAGATATTTCACCAACAAGCTGTACAGGGGTCTCAGAATACCGGCGTCATATTTGCCAACGGGGGCGGACGACGGCGCGCAACAGTACAACGATGGCAGAGTGGGCACGGCATACATCCAAGAATTGAGATTTAACAAATACTGCGAAAGATTGCAGAGCCTGATAGGTCCGGTGTTTGACGAGGAGTTCAAATTGTGGATCAAAAACAAAGGTTACACCATTGACAACAGCACATTTGAGATAAAGTTCAATCCACCACAGAACTTCGCGCAGTACAGACAGACGGAGATGGATCAAAGTCGAGTGAGCACATTTGTGCAGGTGGCAGAGCTGCCTTACATGAGCAAACGTTTCGCTTTGAAGAGATTTTTAGGATTATCAGAAGAAGAAATGGCCCATAACAGCACACTATGGTCCGAAGAAAATGCAGTGGCGCAGAAGAAACAGACGAAAACCACCCAACTGCGGACTGCAGGAATCAGCCAGGCAGGACTGCAATCAGATCTAGATCAGTTTGAAAACCCAACCCCAGGAGAAGGATCACCAACGCCAGGCACAGCCACGCCAGGACCCGGTGGCACGCCATCTACGGGCGGTACTCCGGGCACCACGCCAGGGGGTGGAGCTACCGTCTAAGGCTTAAATAGCATTATGCGATTGACAGAAATGTGGTCATACACGCCACAGGGATTTGAACAGAATAAAAATTACAATGCAGAAGATGACATCTCTGTGTTGGATGCCGACGACACACGCAAGACTCGTTTAAAATTACAAGATATCAACAAAATGCGCCTGGCCAGCGAAGCACACGATAAAGATCAGAGAGAACAAGCAGAATTTGTGCAAAAGATGTACGGCCAACCCGCGGCTGGCCTTGACAACCCATCTCTTTAAACAATGTCCAACACAGCATTTGTATTGGGCAATGGCGAATCACGCAAAAATATCCTTGTAGCAGATTTGAAGAAACACGGCACCGTGTTTGCCTGCAATGCGGTGTACAGAACCGAAGAGCCCGACTATCTCATAGCAGTTGATCCCAAAATGATACTTGAAATTGCCGAAACTGACTATCCCAAGACACATGAAGTATGGACCAATTACAATCATCAATATTCAAAGAACGCCAATGCCAAAAATTACATCAAATGGTTTCAACCCAGCCTTGGCTGGAGTTCGGGTCCAACCGCTTTGAAAATGGCCGCCGATAAGAAATTCTCCCTGATCTACATACTGGGCTTTGATTATCAAGGGCACGTCAAGGACTCAAAAAATAAAAGATACGGCTTTAACAATGTTTTCAAAGATACCAGAAACTATAAAAAAAGCACAGATGAAGCCACTTATCATGGAAATTGGCTTAATCAAACCAAAAGAGTGCTGACAGATTATCCGCAAATACAATTTCGCAGGGTGATACGCAAAGATGCCTTCAAACCCACGGATCTGGAATTCAGCGCCAACTTTAAACACATAGATATTGAAGATTTCCTAAAAATACTTAATATACAACACCGATCTTGATAAAAACCACCGTTTTTTGACTAAAAGTACTGCTTTATTAGGGAACTGGCTTAAATACAACACTTTAAAGTATAAACAACCTTGCCGACAAAAGGAGCACGTGCAATGACACAATCAACCAATAAATTTGAGCAATTGCTTGAATTATTAATCAACGAAGAGAATGATAAAGCGCAAGCGCTATTCCATGAAATCGTTGTGGAGAAATCCAGAGACATCTATGAAGGCCTAGTAGACAGCGAAACAGCAATCGAAGAAGCCAAAGATGAGAAAAAAGACGAAAAAGAAGTAAAAGAAGAAGTAGTTTCTGAAAAAATGCATGACAAGAAAGACATGAAAGAAACCGAAACCGTTTCTGAAAAAATGCATGACAAGAAAGACATGAAAGAAACTGAAAAGACAGATTCAAAAGACGAAACAGTAGATGAAGAAGTAGAGATCGAAGAAGCGTCAAAAGAAGAAGAGTCAATCGAAGAAGTGGGCGGTGATGCTACCGATGATCTTATAGCTGATGTTGCGGCCGACGAAAAGGGCGAAGCAGAAGACTATGACAAAGATGGCGAAATCGACGCGCACGAGAAGGATCATGCCGAAGTCGAGGACAAAATCGTTGACCTTGAAGATGCTTTGGAAGAACTCAAAGCGGAATTCGAAAAAATGATGAACGGTGACAAGGGCGAGGACAAATCAGAAGAGTCCGCAGCACCCGCAGCACCAGTTCAAGACGCTCAGGCACCAGCAGCACCAGTGGCTGTGGCGCAAGAAGCTAAGAAGGATGACATGAAGAAGGAAACTGTGAAGGAGTATCATGAGAAGAAGACTGCCGACACAGCGGACCATTCAGACAAATCTGCCAAATCTCCGATAGCCGGAAAAAATGATATGGGTGGCACAGCCAAGAATATCGTTCAGGGCGGCGAAGAAAAAGGCAGACCTGCACCCAAAGCTAAAGAAATGGGCGGATTTGAAAATCAAATCGGTAAGGAAAAGCCAGCGTTCACAAAACAAGTGAAGGCCAACAACACCGATGGATCGGACAAATCAGCTAAATCTCCAATCGCTGCTGCTAAGAAGTAAGCGCTAAGAGAGGAAAGAGGGAGCGAAATGTCACTGTACCTAAGAGAGCATTTGACCTACGATCAGGCCAGGATGGAAATCTTGCACGAAGGCAAGGAAGGCAAGGACCTTTACATGAAGGGAATCTGCATCCAGGGCGGCATCAAGAATGCCAATCAGCGAGTGTACCCAGTCAATGAGATACAAAAGGCTGTGAAGACACTCAATGACCAGATCACGTCAGGTTATTCTGTTCTGGGAGAAGTGGACCATCCCGATGATTTAAAAATTAATTTGGACCGAGTAAGCCACATGATTACAGACATGTGGATGGACGGTCCAAATGGATACGGCAAGATGAAGATCCTGCCAACACCAATGGGCCAACTAGTGAAGACTATGTTAGAGTCCGGAGTCAAACTGGGCGTGTCTAGCCGAGGTTCTGGCAATGTGTCAGAATACGGTGGAGGACAGGTCAGCGACTACGAGATAATAACAGTTGACGTAGTGGCACAACCTTCGGCACCAGGTGCTTACCCAACCGCGATTTACGAACACTTGCTAAACACAAGGGGCGGAAATAAAGCGATGGGTCTGGCTGCTGAGATTAGAGATGACAAAAAAGCACAAAAGTACCTGAAAGAGGCGCTAACCAACATAATAAAGGACCTAAAATAATGTTCGACGCAATATCAAAACTGGTTGAGTCAGGTGTTATTTCCGAGGACACTCAAAAGAGCATCCAGGAAGCCTGGGACAACAAGGTTAAAGAAAATAAAGAGCAAGCTGCTGCTGAACTTAGAGAAGAGTTCGCCAAGCGATATGAGCACGACAAGGGCAACATGATCGAGGCCATCGACAAGATGATGACCGACAAGCTCAGCGAAGAGATCACCAAGTTCGTAGAAGACAGAAAAGCACTTGCAATGGAAAAGACGGCATACAAAGAGAACGTGGGCAAGCATTCTGCCAAATTGGAATCATTCGTGATGAACAAATTAGCAGAAGAGATCACAGAACTTAATGCCGATCGAAAGAGCGTGCATGAGAATTTCTCCAAATTGGAAGAATTCGTTGTGGCAGCTCTAGCAAGAGAAATCAAAGAATTCCACGAAGACAAGAAGTCAGTAGTGGAGACCAAGGTTAAATTAGTGAAGGAAGCCAAGGAGCAGATGAAGAAACTCAAAGAAGCTTTCATCACTAAATCGGCCAAAGTGGTTGAAGATGCAGTGACCAAGAAATTGGGCGAGGAACTCGCTCAGTTGAAAGAGGACATCACTGCGGCAAGACAGACCAATTTTGGAAAAAGAGTTTTCGAGGCGTTCGCTTCAGAATATCAATCTTCTTATCTCAATGAGAAGAGCGAGACTGCCAGACTATTAAAAGTGGTCGACGAGCAGACTTTGAAGATAGCGGAAGCCCAGAAATCCATCGACGAGAAGCAGGCGGTGATTGAATCCAAGGAGAAGGAAATTTCCCGATCCAAAGATTTAATGGAACGCAAGGAAACGATGGCTGAGTTGCTCAAACCATTGAGCAAAGACAAGGCAGACGTGATGAGTCAGTTGCTTGAATCAGTTCAAACAAAAGACCTCAAATCTGCATATGCAAAGTATCTGCCCCCAGTGATGGACGACAAGTCCGTTGGACCCGTTGGCAAGAGAGTGATCTCAGAAGCCAAAGGCGACAGAGCACAGAGGGAAGATGCTGATTTAACCAATATCCGCAAATTGGCGGGTATTCAACACTAAACAAAAAGGGAAAAAGATCAAATGTCAGAACTATTTGAATCAAAATGGGGCGAAACAAAAGCCGCATTGACCGAAGGTTTAAGTGGCAATAGAAAAAAGACTTTGGACATAGTGCTTGAGAACACAAAGAGAGCATTAACTGAAGCCGCTACCGCAGGTGCTACATCTGCAGGTAACGTTGCTACCTTAAACAGGGTTATCCTCCCAGTAATCAGACGGGTTATGCCAACCGTGATCGCAAACGAGATCGTTGGTGTTCAACCTATGACTGGACCGGTGGGACAAATCCATACCTTAAGAATAAGATACGCAGAAGCATCATCTGGTACGACTACAACTACCGCAGGTGAAGAAGCGTTATCTCCATTCAAGATCGCTGAAGCTTATTCAGGTGACAACTCTTCTACAAAAGCAGGCGCAACTTCTGCTCTAGAAGGAACTCCTGGAAAGAAATTAAGCATCCAGATCTTAAAACAAGCTGTTGAAGCAAAATCAAGAAAACTATCTGCAAGATGGACTTTTGAGGCTGCTCAAGACGCACAGGCACAGCAAGGCATCGACATCGAAGCTGAAATCATGGCCGCTTTAGCACAAGAAATTACTGCTGAAATCGACCAAGAAATCCTGGGTTCACTAGTGACCTTAGCGGGTTCTAGTAACACAGAAGCGTTCGACCAAGCCGCTGTATCTGGAACTGCAACTTTCGTGGGCGATGAGCACGCGGCACTTGCAATCTTGATCAACAGAGTGGCAAACACAATCGCACAAAGAACAAGAAGAGGTGCAGGTAACTGGGCGGTGGTATCACCAACTATGTTGACTGTGCTTCAATCTGCAACAACCTCAGCGTTCGCAAGAACAACTGAAGGAACGTTCGAGGCTCCATCAAACACCAAGTTTGTTGGAACATTGAACTCAGCGATGAGAGTTTACGTAAATTCTTACTCAGCTGACACAGATGCAGGTAACAAAGTGCTTGTAGGATACAAAGGATCGTCAGAAGCAGATGCTGCTGCGTTCTATTGTCCTTACATTCCTTTGATGAGTTCAGGCGTTGTGCTTGATCCGTCTACCTTTGAACCAGTAGTAGGTTTCTTAACAAGATACGGTTACGTAGAGTTGTCAAACACTGCGTCATCTCTTGGTAACGCTGCCGACTACCTAGGTACAGTAACGGTAACCACATCAAACTTAAAATTCAAATAATCGCAAGATTGGAGAATTTTTCTAGAAAAGGGCGTCAGAAATGGCGCCCTTTTTTTTTGACCGGGCGTCATTCTATATACATATTATCGAATTTTTTCACTGTCATACGAACCACAAAGCAAATCTAGTATTTTAATAAATCTAGCTGCCATTTAAATATTTCTACGAACAATCAAGTTCGTCGCAACAATGTGAAAGGAGTCCAATAAAATGGAATACTTAAACAAAGTAAAACAATGGGCGTCCGCGCTGGCAGATCTTGGCGTGACCCTGTTGGCCCTTGGGATAGTGCTGGAAGTGTTGTTCAAGGGACAGAGCATACCGTTCCTGTCTCAGACCAACATCATAGGCAACATCACCCAAATCGTGAAAACTTTTTCCACTGAGGGACTGGTTGGCTTGATAGCCATCTTTGTCTTGTACAGCATCTACAAGAAGAAGTAACACGGCCCAGGAAACTGAGGGCGGTGTTCGCGAGCATCGCCCTTTTATCACACAGTATAATATATTTCAGCATCGCATAAATAGCTTCAGTTCAAGCAGTGCTCCACAATGGTGTGGAGACTTATGCGGATAACCACCGCGTAGCTGGTAGAACCAGCATTGGACTCCTAAACAAAGGAGAAAACAAATGGGACGACCATTAAAAAAAATACGTTTCTCAGACCCAAACGTAAACGCAGAAGGAACAGCGGGCAAGATCGAAGTTACAGCCTACTTTCCAACTGGTGGCTCTCTGCAGCAAGACGACAATTCTTTCATCATCAGCCAGAGATCATCTAAGAGGTTCAAGATACATCAGCAAAACGACAGCTCTGATTCAATCTTGACACTCAAGGCCGTGGCTCCGGCATCATTGGCAGAAGGCGAATTCTGCGTCAAAGTGTTGCTGGGAGACTCTACAGTGGCCTACGTTGCCAAGTTCTTCAACAACACCGTCCACTATGTCACAGCGGCTGGCGCCACAGGCGTGGCCAAGTACAGCCTAGGCACAGCGGCAGCAGAAGACACTGCAGTTTCTGGATCAGTTGTAATCGACGTGGTCTAATAGCAACGCAACAAGCAGGATGGGGGATTCAATATCCCCCTTCCACAGTTATAAATACAGCTGGATATGGCAAAAACACTACGCACATCAGGAGATTACACCATAAAGGCAGGATCAGGTGCCGCGGGCACCCATCAGATCGACCTGGATTCAAAAACAGTGAGGGTGCGTGGGGACCTAATCATAGATGGGGACACAACCACTGTGAACACAGCCAATCTCTCAGTGGAGGACACATTCATAGAGCTGGCCAGGAACAACTCCGGCGAACTGCTGGACGCGGGACTGTACGTGAACAGGGGCACAGCCGGCAACAACGCACTGTTCTACTGGGATGAGTCCGAAGACAATTTTATAGTGGGCACCACCACCAACGACGCGGGAACCAGCCCCATAACCAACATCGCCCTGGCCAACATAAAGGTGGCCACCACGCCCACGGACAACAACCACGCGGCCAGCAAGAGCTACGTGGACTCGACGGTGGTAGCGGCAGCGGGCATGACCAGCTTCGATATCACGGCCGACACAGGCTCAGCACAAACAGTGGTAGATTCAAACATCATCACTTTTGTGGGAGGCGGCAACATCAGCACAGCGGTGAGTGCCACCGACACCATCACAATTAATTTAGATCAAAATTTGACTAGTGTGAACTCTATCACATCAGCTACAGGACAAAATTTAACATTGGCTGGAGATACAGGATTGGTTGTTGTGAACAACATTTTAACATTTGCTTCAACTGCTTCAGATCCTGCAGGTACACCAACCTATACCAAAATATATCACAAAACAATAGGTGGGGGAGACAGTGGTATATATTTTAAAAACCCGTCAGGCACGGTAGGAGAATTGATAAGTAAGAAGAAAGCAACTGCCTTGGCAATTGCTCTAGGATAAAGATATGGCTATTACAAATTTTCAAGTAGGAACCAGTACATCAGTAGCTGCATTCACGGCATCCGGTGATGTTGCAGTCACGGTGATTTACATCTGCAACATTTCGGGCTCAGACGGAGACGTTGACGTGTACGTGGTGCCCAGCGCAGAGAGCGTGGGGTCACAACATCTGATCTACAAAAATCTAGTGATAAGATCCAACGACACCTACATAATCGACACAGAAAAATTAATATTGGCCAACGGCGACAAAATTTATATCGCTGCTCCAGATTCTGCAGGTGAATTTACCGCAACAATATCAACCATAGGATTGTAATCACATGGGCAGGTACGCAAAGAACACATCTTTAGATGGCAACGCTGTCGCACTTCCAAAAGGAACAACGGCATCACAGCCAACCAGCCCAGTGTCAGGCATGCTGAGATTCAACACATCACTGAACATGCTGGAGTTCTACAACGGCACAGAATTCAAACAGATAAAAGGTGGCACAGGTGGAGCGTCCACTATTACTGTGGACACATTCACAATTTTAGATGAAGACGCTACAGGAATTCCTAGAGATAGCTACTCTCCATTATCATTGACTCCTGCTGCAGATCAAAATGTTCTTGTGTTCTTGGGCGGTGTTTATCAACCACCATCAGCGTATAATATAAACTCAGATAGCACTTCACCTTATATCAAAATGTTAGCACTGGTTTCTGGAGATATTGACTCTAGCTTGGTAATAATACACGGATTTGATTCAGTCTAAAGACTAACAAAAGGTTGCCACACACCGGGACTGCCTGCAGATATACATACCCAACCCAACACTGACCCTTTAATGGGTTTAGTATTCCACACAATATCACCTTGTGAATATGCACCAGCCGAAGGTATTTTATCATCATACTGATGTATCTGTCCTTGATATCTAATTGGGCCAGCCACATCTAAATCGGCCTTGGGTTTTCTAACCTTAATACCAATTTTGTTATCATGGGAAACAAAGAGAGTGGGTTCGCCACCCGATCCTACGCTGAAATCATCAGAGGCAAAAGTACCAACATAGGCCACAGAGCCCTTGACATCGTGAATTATCTCAATCCCGTGTTTGACAATACTAAGAGAAGAATTAGGATTCAAGGTATTCACCCCTACAAAATTTTTTACAACTCTCAGTGTGTCATTCACATTCAATTCTTTTAATACACCCACTTCTTCTAGTTTAGATTTAGTTACAGAATTTCCCAATCGGTCTTTCCAAAGTACCTCGTTCTTGTCAATTCTTACAGAATTTTTGACATCTAAATTATCTGCTGTGGCGCTGCTGTAATAGAGTGTATCGCATTTTATTTTGCCTTTGATCTCTAGGTCATTTTCTATCACAATTTTATCATCAGATATGGTGATTCTTTTTTTAGAAGCATTGTCATCAATACCTGTGCTGGCAAAATTGGTTATGATCCCACTGTCTATTTTATCTCCAGATAATTCTCGATCACTGATAATATTATTGTGGCTGGCTAGTTTGTTTAATACATCATTGAGCTTGTCATCTGCTTCCACTAATTTTTTAGTAATGCGAGAATACTCATTTGTTAATCTCTGTATATAGGCTTGGGTGACCTTCTGTACCTGCTCTTCGATGACCTGCTTGATGCTGAGTTCTATGGACATATTATCGCATATTTATTGGTAGTATAATTCCTCGAAAAAACTAATAAATAACTGGTAAAACTATGTCTATACAACGAATTCCTGGCCAAATGCTTGAGTCAAATTTGACTCGCAGTACGGATCTGGCGTTTCAAACCAATCTATTGTATCTGGACGTGTCCAATTCCAGAGTGGGCATACGCACTGCCGCTCCAGGCAACTTTGCTCTGGATGTCAACGGATCAGCGAGATTCCAAAATTCGGTCGAGATCACTGGAGATCTAACAGTCACAGGCACCACCACAGTGGTCAACACCACCAACATGGAGATCGAAGACAACATATTGATGTTGAACAGTGGTGGCAGCGTGGGCAACGATGCTGGTATAATGATCAAGAGACAGTCCTCAGGCAACAATGCGGCATTCTATTGGGACGAAGGTGCAGACAAATTCAAAATAGTGACCACCACGTCTGACGGCAGCACAGTGACCAACATTGATGACACTGCCTACACCAGGCTGGCGGGAGCCAATCCTGTGGACAACGAAGATTTTGTAACATTGCAATCAATGAACACAGCCATTTCAATCGCAACCGCCGCATCTTTGGGGAGTTTTACCTTTTCTGGCAACACTTTAACACAAAATGTTACCAATGCCGACTTCGAGATAGAGACCACGGGCACGGGAAATTTTGTGCTGGCTGGCACTACGGGATTGATATTGCCCAAGGGAACCACTGCACAGAGACCATCTGGGCAGATCGGCGTCATTAGATTCAACACCGAGACCAACAAGTACGAAGTGTGCCTCGACGGCAGCACATACACTGCACTAAAAACTGAATCCACATCAAAGACAGTGTTGAAGGACGTGTTCACAGGTGATGGCAGCACACAAACTTTTATATCTGCCAACGTAACCACAGCACCAGAGAATTTGATCGTGTACATAGACAGCGTGATGCAGGAACCGGACGTGAATTATATCACAGATGGATCAACATCTTCTATAACCATTACGGATGAAGCCCCTCACATTGGTGCTAGAATAGTGGTGATCAGTGGATTCGCTGACGATTTAATATAGAGTAATACCGTTTTTATCCACAGAGAATTTGAACATCACAATTTTACCGGTTAACTGATTCAATACTCCAATTTCTGGAATCACATTTATTTTGTTTTGCTCTTGTGTCATCAAAAAATGATATAGATCTGATCCTTCTTGCCACCAAGTGCGTATGCCCAGCATGTTGTAACTCTGATCTATCTGTATGGGATTTTTATATCCCTCACATATGGCAACGACATTCTTGGTGTACTCGTTCATTTTATGCACAAGGTCCGGACGATTCTGCAGAGTCCTAGGTGATCTGTTGCGGCAGGTGGGCAGCCATTCCACGACCACATGATATTTTAACAATCCTACTTTATTTTGATTCTGTATATTTTTCATAAAAGTTTAAAAATTCATTTTGATCCATGTGTGAAAAATTCTTCATCTTGTGAAACAACTTGATCTTGTTGCCCTTGACTGTTCTTACGTAAAGAAATCGAGTGCCCGGATACAGTGTTAACAGTGCTCTAAATGCAGGTGTTTCTTTTTCTGGATCCAACAAGTAATCAAATACCGCGATCACAGGGCTGCCGATCCAACAGGCCAATGCGAGGCCCATCAGCTGCTGAGAGCAGGTGTTGGGATTCCACTGATATTCTTTAAGATCCTCGAAATCCGGCACACATTCTATGCCATTCTGCCACACATATTTGGCGTAGAGATTGCGTGGCGCCACGATGGTTGTTTTTTCGCCGCGTTCCTTCATCAAGATATCCAGATCTTCCGCAGAATTGGTACACACATAATCCGCAATAGCGTGCTGTTTTTGCAAGCCAGCTGCTATCAATACATTAGAATGTTTTAACACAGAAGCATTGATATTATCTTCACCCAATTCCCCCATTACTGTTATTAAATGACCAGGCATATATGTTGTTATTACGGGTATTTAACAGAGGTTTTACAAGCAAAAAAAATAAATAAATGGTAACAGATACAAACACTCGAGGATTTAAAAATGGCTATAGGACGTATTTCAGGACAGATGCTCAAAGCCAACCTATTAAGGTCTGGCGTTGACTTAGCATTCGAGACAAATTTATTAGTTTTAGACGTAACCAACTCATTCGTGGGTATTGGTACATCAACACCATCAAGACAATTACACTTGAGCGGCACAGGCGCTCTGAGATTACCATCGGGCACCACCGAACAGCGAGGCACTTCGGCCAATGGAGATATCAGATACAACAGCACCTTGAACACCATCGAAGGATACAGCAATAGCGAATGGAAGAATTTAGCAGATCAAGGTATTGACGACATAGTGGAAGATACAACTCCGCAACTTGGTGGCAATTTAGATGTTAATGGATTTTCAATCGTATCAACTGCCAATGCAGATATTAGTATAACACCTAATGGCACAGGATCTGTGGTCATGACCAAAGTAAACATCGATGGCGGAGCCATAGACGGAACCACGATCGGTGCATCGGTGCTAGCTAGTGGCGCGTTCACCACATTAAACGCCAACACAGTGGACATCAATGGCGGTGCTATCGATGGCACCATAATCGGTGGCAGTGTTGCAGCAGCGGGAACTTTCACCACAGTGGACACATCCGGCAACGTAACAGTGGGAGGTAACCTGACAGTTAATGGTACTACCACAACGATCGAATCCACAACTTTAACGATCGAAGATCCGCTTATTATTTTGGCAAAAAATAATTCAGGTGGAGCAGGCAACACATACGATCAAGGTCTATTATTCAACAGGGGTTCATTAAGCAACGTGTCTTTCATTTGGGATGAATCAGCTGATGAGTTCGCATTCGCCAACACAGCAGCAGAAACAGGCAACACAGCAGGTAACGTTACCATAGACTCATATTCAAATATCAGAGCAGGCATAATCTCTGCATCGACATCATTGAATACAGGAGCAATCAAGGCACTAGACGGAACAGAATCTATCACTATTGCTAACTCCACTGGCGCCGTTACTGCCAATAATTTTTCTTCTAGCGGTGTTACCATAACTGGTGGCACGATCGGTAGCACGATCGATGGCACTGCTATTGGCGCAAGTTCAAGAAGCACAGGACAGTTTACATCAATAGACGCCAACGCTGGCATTGACATCGACGCGGACAACCAATCATTGAGGATCGGTGCAGGAAATGATTTCACAGTGGCACACGATGGCACCAATACACAGGTCACAAACACCACAGGCATATTGAAGATTGACGGAGCGGCCACCAGCTCGATCAGGATCAACGAGGCGGGAGCCAACGTTGACGTGGTCATCGAGGGAGACTCAGACGCAGATCTGTTCTACGTGGACGCATCAGCGGACAAGATCGGTATCAGCACCAGCACACCGGCCTACTCATTGGACATCAGCACCACAGATGCACTACAATTGCCACAGGGTTCCACAGCAGAGCGACCCACGTGTAACACCGGGGTCATAAGGTACAACACAACACTCAGCACCTATGAAGGATCCACGGACGGATCAACTTGGGCCTCTTTCGCACTGGGCGGGTCCAACGTTTCAATCAACAAGGTCAGCGCTACAGGTGATGGCTCAACATCAACTTTTTCAGGATTCTTCTCAACTGCACCAGCCGGCGCCAACAACGTACAGGTGTACATTGACAACGTGTATCAAGAACCCACAGAGAACTACACTGTGTCTGGTACAGGCATAACGTTTGGTTCTGCTCCGCATTCGGGAGCAAGGATATTCGCCATAGAAGGTTTTGATAACACTGCAGTCCAAGCGGGCGGGGTTGCGAGATCACTGACATCATCAGTGAATTTCACCAGTGCTGCCACCACAATAATGGATTTCAACGCAACTACCTACAGATCAGCTGAATTGTATGTGCAGGTAACCGATTCGGCCAACGGCGAGTATTCGGTGATGAAGGCACACGTTATACATGATGGGTCATCTGCTTACATCAATACCTATGGTGTGGTCAACACAGGCTCAGCGGACACTGCTGAACTCACCGCCACTTATTCCGGCGGAACTGTGAGCGTAAAAGCTACCAGCACAGGCGGGCAATCCAGTGCAATAGTGCAGTACTCATTGGCAGCAGCATAATTGGGCCTTTAATCGTAAAAATTACCAGATTTGGGTAAATACACGTGCGACACTTGATGGCGCAAATAATAATAACAATAATCATGTGGGAGATATGGAACCATGACATTAAGAAACTTTAGAGTCAATAAAGGATTATCAGTAGGTGATATCGTAATTGACGCTTCAACAAACAAGATAACAGGCTTATCGACCTCAGCACCATCGGCAGACGGTGATGTGGCAACAAAAAAATACGTAGACGACAGTCTATCGGTTTTGAGTCAATATTCAATTCAAGCAGGCAACTCTGCAGTAACAGTGACTGACACAGGATCAGGGTCAATTGCTATCATGACTGATAGCACTGATGTTGTGACTGTGACTTCTGCTACTACCACAATCGCAAACAATGCCTCTTTCAGTGCGGATTTGACCTTAACAGGATCTAACAAAACAGTGACTCTGTCACCAACTGGAACTGGCACAGTGTCAATTGCACCAGCTAGCACATTGACTTTAGGTACTGCAGGAGTAACTTCTACTTTGGCAGGTAACATTTCAGCTACCACATCCAACCAGACAGTAACCCTGTCACCGACTGGAACTGGTACAGTGACCATTTCACCAGCAGGTGCATTGACCATCAACCCAACTGCGGCTTCAACGATCAACAACACGTCGATCGGACAATCAACAGCGGCAGCGGGTTCATTCACCACATTGACAGCAAGTTCAACTTCAACCTTCAATGGCGCAGTGACTATTAATTCCGACCTGACAGTGAATGGTACGCAGACCATACTTAACACACAAACATATGAAGTGGCAGACAACATGATCGCCATCAACAGCAACGTGTCTTCCGCAGCACAGATGCCAAGATTCTCCGGTGTACACATACACAGAGGCACAGGGTCAGATGCGCTGGAACAAGACGTATATTGGATCTGGGACGATGCATACAACGATGACGCATCCACGATATTCCCAGCAGCAGCGGGCGGTGCTTTCACAGCCATGAGATCCACCCACAACGAGGGAGCAGGACTGCCAAACGATGATTTCACACTTGTGGACATCCGATGCAGAGTGATCAATGCCACAGCGACCTCAGCTCAGTACGCGGACATCGCGGAAAGATTCGCAGCAGATGCTCCAATGACCGAAGGCGCAGTGGTTATGTTGGGCGGTGCACAAGAGATCACAGAAACAGCAGATGAACTTTCTGATCAAGTTTTTGGTGTTATCTCTTCAAAACCGGCCTACATGATGAATGCAGGTGCAGGTAACAATGAATCACATCCTTTTGTGGCTATGACCGGTAGGACTCATGTGAGAGTAACTGGTTCAGTAAACAAAGGTGACAGATTGGTATCATCTAGCGTAAAAGGTACAGCTAGAGCTGCTCGAACTGGCGAATCTATCAATCCTTTCCACGTAATTGGAAGAGCTTTAGAAAGCAAATCCGATGAGGGTATTGGAATGGTAAATTGTTTCGTTCAAGCAAAGAACTAATAAGTAAAATACTTCCTCAGTAGTTGAAAAGGGCCGCAAGGCCCTTTTCTCGTCTATAGCATAAATATCTACACTGTTTGGCTCACAATGTAATAGAGCTCTGCGAGCATATGCTCGTTGAAATATTTTTATAGAGAGGATCCACAGGTATGGCGATAGGCCGTATATCTGGATCGGTGTTAAAGAGTAATCTTACTCGAAACGGCGTCGATCTAGCATTTGAAACAAACCTACTGTATCTTGACGTGACCAACAGTCGAGTGGGTATAGGAACCTCTGAACCAACAGCAGCACTACACGTAAACGGCAACACCACGATCACAGGAAACCTCAATGTGAGTGGTTCGGTGAACTTCGAGGCCAGCGCATTAACAATCAATAACCTCAATACCGGCGCAATACTAGTGGACGACAACAACATCACCGGAATCAGATCCAACGAAGACATTGTTATTTCGGCTGCGGGCACAGGTGGTATAGTATTAAAGAACACTCTAATTGCCAACACGCTACAATCAGATGACAGCACAGCCATTCAAATCAATGATGGTGTGAATATTTCCGGCACGCTGACGGCGAATTCAGGATTGATAGCCAACGGTATCACTTATCCCTCCACAGATGGCTCTGCTAATCAAGTATTGATCACCA